GAATCGTTGGTCATCGCGCATCAATTCGCGCTCGTCACTCTTAGCGTCAATATCCGCTTTGATGTTGTCGCAATACTGCGTGTATAAATCTTGGTCTTTCATGTTGTCGTCTCGACAATAAAATAGGGTTTATTGGTCTAACGGGTTGTAACCCCATTCATGTATTGAGTCACCGTTATTGTGTATTTCGCTCGCTTTTACTTGTTTTTTGAGTATTTTATATTTACCGTCAAATCGTGATTCTCCGTGCATTTTTGCATATTCTGGAGTTATTCCAACCCAATCACCTGCGTTAATATCTGCGTTAATGTCGTCAGGTATTGCACGGTAAATAGTGACCATTTTATCTGGATTGTTTCGCAATGAGTTTATAATTTGAAATGTTTTTTTATCGAACGGGTCGCCTGTGCCGTAGTATTGAAGTGCTTTTGCAGAATAAATATCATCGGGATAAATATTATTTAAAGCATAACCAGCAGCATTGTCTTGTGGTTTTGGTGCGCGGTGAGCGTCTCTATAATCAAAATTAGCAGCCCCACGTTGCCCCATATACCCCGTGTTTAATGTTCTAGGTGCATTAGCATTAGCAATCATTCGCGCTTGCATTGCGCCTAGACTATTACTCACTTGTCGCCCTGCCTGTAACGCAGGTTTCGCACCCATAGCCACGCCAATCGCTGTTGGTACGGTACGCAACATTGCACCAGCCATCGGGCTATAACCGCCAGCAATATCAACGCCTCTTTGCCATGTATCAACTATAGGCATTGCAGGTTTAGCAATTGCGCCAAGAGTACGCGCCGCGCCTTGCTGATACATTTGCCCCGCTTGTGTTCGTGGCGTGTATGTCATGCCTTCACGAATAGCTTGTGCGCCGTTGGCAGGGTCATACATTGCAGCAAAGCCAGCGACAGGTTCAGCAATGGCAGCACTACCTAAACTAGCGACATTCTCGCCTAGCCCGTAAGCGTTGCGGCCTAAGTCTCTAAAAAACTCGTTTAGATTACCCATGATTAACCCATCCAGCCGTGTTGAACGTAAGCCTTTTTTATCGGCTTATGCTTTACTGATTCTTTGAACGCTACGGCCATATATCGAAACGCATCGCAGCCATGACTCGACCAATCATGCGCGGGTATGTTTCGCCTGTTGCCGTTCTTGTCTGTTTCGTAGTGATAATACTCTAAGGCTTTTATGCCTTCTTTGCACTTATTTTCATCAATCCACACATTCGGCATGGCCATACGCACCGCGTTAATGCCGTTATCAATGCCAATCTGTGGCACTATCTCAACTACGCCAAAGCCCTCGACAATCTCTTGTATGGTCTTACCTGTGGCTAAGTTCGCGTGTCGGCCATCATGAGGTAGATAATGACGCTCGAAAACATAAGGCTTAGACTGTATAACTCTAACATAATGGTCAATCGACTTTCTGTTATCCTCGATGTAATCAATGACACGGTATTGCATCGCCACCATTTGCACAAACCAAATAGCAGTCGAATCACCAAAACCCAAATCCCAAAAAGTATAAACTGGCTTTGATGGTTCATAAGGTACGTTAGAAATACGGCCATCATCGCGCATCTTTCGCATCTCGTCCATATAGACTGCACCATCTAAAACCTTGAGACAGTGGCCTTCCCAAACCCACAGATACTTATCTAAGTCGCGCTCTTTTAAGTCGTTTTTCTCATCAATCAATTCCTGACTGATATATTTGTTATCAGTCCAATTCATTTTTATTGCGATACAGTTTGCGGGTGGATTGCTAACAAATCGGACGTATGTTGCATCGTCGTCGAATTTAGGGTTAAAGCTAATCCAAATCTCACTGCCTGATTTTCGTATCGTTGGCACTAAAACATCCCATGACATATCACTAATCGCTTCGGCTTCCTCAGCCCAGCACACGTCAATCCCTTCCATTGATTTAATTTTAGTGATGTTATGCTTTATACCCTCGAATATAAACTCAGTGCCGTTTATCTTGCTAAATATCGTGGTGTTTTGGATTTCGTAGAATGATTGTAAGCCTAGTGCTTCAATCTGTTGTGATAGCAGCTTGTGGACTGACTCAGCGATTGAGTTTTGTACTTCACGTACACATAACACACGGAGCTTTTTGCTTGCACCCATTAACAACAAAGCTCTGGCCATTGACCAACTTTTAGATGACCCCCTACCACCATACAAAACCTTATAGCGTGACGGCTTGAACAAAAACTTAGTTTTAGGTGGGAATTTAGCGACAATATCGCTACTCATCATCATCAAACTCTATCTTAATACTGACTGCGTGCTGAATCGCTTCACCATTCGCGCCAGTAACTTCTTGCACGTTTGTTTCCTTCCAACCCGCTTGCGTCTTTAAGAAAAAAATCATGCCAGTCATGTTGCCACCTTTGATTGATTCCATTAGTTTATTGGTCACTAATGCGATGCCCTTAGCCTTTCCCCTTTTAATAGCGTCCGTAAAATCCGTATTTTCTTTTTTTCTTTTTGTTAGTGTTGACTCGCTTATACCCAATGCCGCCGCTATCTGTTCCTGCGTCAAACCATTAGCCGCCAATGATTCAACCTGCTTAAATCAATTTGGATTTTTGGCTTGGTTATCATGTTTTAACTCAAATATGGAGCGTGATGGTCAGTGCTACCCTGCCGCTGTGGTGTTGGACACACCCATCGCTTGCTTATCACGCGAAACTTTAACGCCCTTATACATACCAGCACCCATTTTCTCAATGTCGCTAAATGGCAGTATTGGAGTAGTTAATCTTTGCTTTGCATCTTTATGCAAAAAATAAATATATCTAAGTTGATAGCCTTTTAAGGCTTTCATGTTGTTTAGTTTTGCTGTTTTCTGCAAAAAACCCGAAGCGTCGAATAAGCTAAATCCATATTTTTTAGCTAAAAAAACCCGTCTTTCAGGTGCCGCACTATCCCAAGTCATCCTTGCAATCGGTTCTCCCGACGGAGTGTTAAATAAACTTGAGTTTTCTTTTATACTCGTCAAAACAAAACCTGCGGCTCGGTATATCGCACCATCGCCGCATTGCGTGCCGTCACTAAAAGAAAGAATCCATTCTATATTTGGATAGTGTTTTTTTATCAGTCTAAATGCTACGCCTAACGCCCTGCTTTCGCTGTTCTTTGGTAGTGCGTCACTAAACGCCATACGGTTAAGCTCAAGCATATCACTCCACTTTGTATCTTTGACAAGCGGCAAAACTTTGCTTTTATCCATTGGCGAACCAAACGACATTACGCCTTCCAACTTTCCGTCTAAAAACGCGCCAAAATGCAGACAACTATTAGCGACAACCTTTCCGCTGTAATGTACTTTTTTAACAAGAGCGTTTGCTGCGTGTGCAGTTATCGGCTTTATTAAAATATCTTTCGCGCTAACCATGATTTTTTAACCATTGCTCGCAAATTAGCGTTATGGCATTGCCATTAGAATTATCATTTAACCCTGTGTCAGCAATCGGTGAGCGTTTTGCTTTTGCAATCGCATCATCTAAAATTGATGCTTGTTCGTCGTGCAATGTAAATGTCTTTTGTTGAAACGGGTCTTTGTCGCCATCAGGTAAATCAGGCATTTCAGCGTTTATGTCTAACAGTTTTTCTAATACGTCATCTGCAAACCCCAGCAAAGTTAAATCAAAATCAAACTCTTGTAATTGCTCAACTTCAACGCGCAACAAATCAACATCCCAAGCCGCGTTTAATGACAGGGAGTTATCCGCAATAATGTAAGCCTTCTTCTGTGCCTCGCTTAAATCGTTTAGTGTAATTGTCGGCACTTCATCCATTTTCAGCTTTTGCGCGGCCATGATACGACCATGACCTGCAATAATGCCGCCTTGACCATCAATCATCACTGGATTCGTAAAACCAAACTCTTTTATCCTTGATGCGATCTGTAAAACTTGCTCGTCACTGTGCGTACGCGAATTATTGCAGTATGGTATTAGCTCTTTAATATTTTTATATTCAACTTTTAAGCCGCTCATCTCATCCCCTCAACAATCCACCAAACAAAATATAGAAACCAACCGCTAAAACCGATTATTACACAAATGCCAGATATTAGGCATAGTTGTAAAAACAGTTTTAGGGCTTTCATTTCTTGCGCCACTCGTTAAATGACTGTTTCAAGTTCGGCAACGCTATAATAATTTGTATGACTGTATAGAGTATTGT